GCCAAGAGCTAAAACTTATTCGTGCATCTATTGTTAATTTTTCAAGATCTCTTGAAATATCACAACAGGCAGACTTCAGTAATTTAATTGATGAATTAGATGATTGTTTCTTATCTATAACAGAACAGAAAAGATTACAATTACAATCTAAAATAAATAAAAAATGGATTCTTAAAAAGTGAAGTGTCTTTATCGAGAACTTGATCGAAGAAAAAAATATCTAATTACAAAATTACAAAATGAAATTGCGACACTTGAATGGCAATGGTTTCAAAGAGAAATATCAGATAAAGAATATGTTGTAGCATTTGATGATATACAAAGACGTATTAAAGAGCTACAAGGATGACTAATCCAAATAAAAGAAAAGGTGATAAAGCTGAAAGAGAAGCAGCAGAATTGCTGACAGAAGTTACTGGTTTTGAATGTAAAAGAAATCTTGCAGCAGGAATACCAGATGATGTTGGAGATATATATGGCATACCAAACTGCGTGATACAGGTGGCAGATTACAAAGACAAATCCAGGGCTTGTCTTGTAAAGCCAAGAGAAGTTGAAACACAGAGAAAAAATGCTGGTGTGGACTTCGTTGCAAGCATGGTTAGGTTTAGAGGAGGTCATTGGAGAATGGTCTTGACTCCAGAACAATTCAACACATTGTTACAAGCTGCCTTGCAGTAAACATGATATATGTGTAATATAATTATCAAGTAAACAATTACTCATGGCCACTAAACAGCCTTCGACACTAGTTGAAGCTCTAAACGCTTTCCAGCAAAAGCATCATGCTGCTGGTTTAGATGGAAGCAATCCATTTTATAAAAGCAAATACACAACATTGGCTCAAGCATTGTTAGCTGTTCAACCAGCTACAGAGTTTGGTCTTTGTCATTCACAACTGAATGATTTTGTGATCACTCCAGAAGGGGAAGTTATCACAATTGTCATTACAAAATTGATGCACGTTTCTGGTGATGAACCTTTAGTCAGTAAGTTTCCTGTTCCAAAGATTCCAAGTAACGTAAAAAATGCACATCAGGAAGCTGGTTCTGCCCAGACCTATGCTCGTAGATATGGATTACTTTCTGTCTATGGACTAGCTAACGATGATGACGATGGTAACTCTTTAACAAAGACACCACCACCAAAAACAGGTGTAGCGAAAACTCCTACAAAACCCAATCAAAAATTAGAGTCTACATCTGTTTTAGAAAAGTTACCTGATCCTATTACCAAGGAAGCAAAAGCAGTAATCCTTGAAAAGCTACAGGCACTTCATCAAAGTAATCCACTCAAGATGAAAGACGTAGTCGAATCTTTCAGAAAGAAGTTCAGTATCAAAGATACAAAGATTACCAGACATATTACTAAAATAGATGAGAGCTTATGACACCAGATGAAACTGCTAACACTGCGAGAGAACAAGTATTGAATGAACTTCTTCTCCGCAAACAGCAACGTAAAAAAGATTGGAACAAAAACATCTTTAGTGTCAGAACAAATGACACGCTTGCCGTTAAAATAAAAGATCATTGTAAACAAAACAAAGTTTCTTTTAATTTATTTTTCAACACTTTATTAACTCAGTTCTTTAATTAATCATGCCAGAATTCAATTTCAATCCAGCATTACCTAAGCCAATTTCATTTAAAATTCAAGATGGTCAGTATGGTAAGCAATTAGCTTTGTTTATTCCAACAGAATCTATTACACATTTTGTTGATCATATGCAAAACTTAGTAAATACAAAATTATCATCTGGAAAAGTTTATCTTGGAAAAGAAAAAGGGAACATAAATACAGATGGTATATATATCAACGCTAAAATTATGGATGGAGACTACGGCCTTTATGGGCAAATTAATCCACAGAAAATTAGAACAGAAGTAGATGAAATTCCCTTCTAAACCCAAAGATGAATATTTAGTTAAAGATCCTAACTTAAATATTCACTTTAAAATAATAAATGGTGTACGCTACTGGCTTACACCTCCTCCTTCAGAATATAAAAAATGACACCAGTTAGAAAATCCATAGCTAAGTTACGCAAACTTAAAGAAATAAGACGTAAAAATTTAGAAAAAAACTTTTTAGAAATACAAATGAAAGGACAAAAACAATATGTTTTTATAAAAGACAATGGAAAAGCTCAAGTTATTTATGACGAAGGTCGTTGGATTTCAGAGCATATAAAAACTGCTGTTATTAAATTTAATTATGAAGTTAATAAAATTGATAAATTATTAATTAAAGACTTTACTGATGAAGAACTTAATGAGTACGAAAAAACTTTGCAATAGGATTTGTTGGTTTTCTTTGTCTTAATTCTTTTACAACAGCATTAGCTTCAAGCTCTATTAATCTATTTAACATAGATGCCATAAAAATATCTTGATCGAATTTTTTTCTGACTAGATGTGTACAATATCGTTTTATATTATCTAAATCATTAGCTTTCATAATTTCTCTACATTCCAATTCAACTTCTAATTCCATTTCTGGAGGTGCTGGTTCTATATCAATGTTGAGAAATTTAGTAATTTTCATTGAAGATTAGTAGTAGAACCTGGATATAGTCTCGCCTCGATAAAAGCAACGGCTTGATCGTCTATTGTATTATCTGTTTCTTTGGCTATTGCTTTTAACAAATCAATAATCAACCTCTTCATTGCCTTAGATTTTATAAATACAAGAAGAATAGGTTTAAAAATTTTTACCATCGTTTTTATGTATTACTTCCCAAACATAGCTAAATTGCTAGTATTAGACAAGAGTTTGCACTTCTATGGAAGAACAAGAAGAAAAAGAAGGCAATCGTGTCGAAACGATTGTTAAAATTGCAGTTCTTGTGTGGTCTGCTGGAATGTTAACAGCGTCCTACTATGAACCTCCTAGTGGAAAAAAAATTGTAGACTTCGATCCAACTTTCATCGCATCAATTTTTTCGGGGAGTTTGGCCAGTTTTGGTTTGCAGGTTGGTAAGAAAAAGAACAATAATACTCCTAAAATAATAGATAATAGTAAAAACAATGTAGGTATCAAATGAAAAAAATGTTTGCTTTACTTTTATTTCTACCATCGGCTGCTTTTGCCGACATAAAACAAGAATTTGTAACATCTGCCCAGATTACTGTAGATATGCCTTATGTTGTTACTAATAAGGTAGGTACTACATATAGTCTTAGTGGAAATAATATTACACCATCTGTGACTGTAGGAGACACTACAACATCAGGAAAGATTGGTGGGATTAATGTTGGTTCGCTATCTGATGGCGTTCCAGCGATGATTCAGACAGATACAAGTATTACAACAGCAGGATCGGCCTTCTCAAAAACCGAGTCGGTGACAATGGGAGATGCCACCCCATCTGCTGTAACTCCTTCTAGTGGTATCGCAGCTTTACCAGTTTTAGGTGGACAGACCACTATTGGATCAGGAGGTACTGCTGGATCATTAGCACTAACTTCGTTAAGTTCTGGAGTCCATACCTGCGTTGCAGGGGGTAGTGGTACTAGCTGTATTGGATCTACTAAGGTTACTATTACGATTGACTAGACTTTGGCTGCTAGTTTTATTAGCATTACCTATAAGAACACTTGCTGTTCCAGTAGTACCTCAATTCCGATCTGGCTCAAGTCAGACTTCTAGCACATCAGAACAAGTAGTAAATGAAGTCATCACAAGCCACCAATACCGTACAGGTTACACATATTCAGCGTCAGGACATAATATCAAATCTGAAACAGGATATATCAACCCTACTCCTACGACTACGGATCAACAAACAGTTGGGGGAGTAAATTTTAGTTGGACTTCGCCAAACTTAGAAGCTATACCTCGGTTTTCAATATTAAACGATGGAGCAGCTTTCTCAATCCAAGAAACTCTAATCACACCAGGGTTGGATACAGTAACCACAATAACAAGACAAATAAATACAAGCACCACAACAGAAACTACAACTACATTTGGGCAATAGGTTTACTAATTTGCCCTACTAGAATCCTTGCAAACACTACCGTCGCTTCACCCCAAAGCCAAGCAAGTGGGGTAGTTAATAACAATGCCACCATGATAACTCCTTCAACCATGCCATCTTACAGAATGAGTCAGGGTATAGTTTGTGCTTCTCCTAGTCTTACAATCACTCCATATTTAACTGATAGTTGGTCATTTAACAGGCCAATAGAATATGTCACTAGGCAGAATATATATGACGAAGATACTGGAGAGGTAAAATATATTCAAGAGACTCCTAGATTTGAAAAGGATAATTATAATCTCAATTATGGAATCAGTATGCAGTTTAATATTCCATTAGGCAAGTCCCCTGCTCTTTGCCATAAAGCAACTGAAGTAAATATAAAAAATCAAGAATTGCTATATAAAAAATTAGCAATGGAGGTTAGTTTGTATCGTCTTCAGATTTGCTCAGAGCAAGCAAAACTTGGAGCTACGTTCAAACCTAATACTCCCAGTGCTGTTACCTGTGACGATATCGTTGTTAATATACCACCAAACCAAGTTATTCCACATACTCATAAGTTAAAGTAGACAACCCACGGGTTTAAGTTGTCTACCGAAATAATTATAAAGTAGATAAGCCCCTTCCAAGTAACCTATCTACTTCAGGCTAAATCTCACAGCCAAATTCATTATATCAAATATTTTCATTCTGTAACATAAATAATATAAATTTGACATATAAATAA